GCGTTATCATTAAAATCTTTAATTTGTTCTTTACTTAATTCTTTTGACAGTTTACGCACCTTAACAATTTCATAACCATGTTTATTATCAAGTGCCTCTTTAAAAATATTAAACTTTCTTTGTTCAAGTTGCTTTTCTTCTTCAATCTGTGATACATCATCTCTAGCTTCTTTACGTTGCTTATCATATATAGAGTTCTTTTCTCTTAATTTTTTAGCCTCTTCTTCAAAGTTTTTAATTTTTAATTTATGAATCTCTTCTTCTTGACCTCCCCATGCTTCCATATAGGCAAGTTCCCGTTCTGTTTCTTTATTTTGTGTTGCAATTTCGGTATTTAATCTTGCAATAGCTGCGGCATTAAGATCTATCTCTTTGGTATTAGCTTTAAATACATCGGTAAAAGCCCATAAAGCTGCAACTGCGGTTAATACAATGGTTACAACTGCTCCAATTGGATTTCTTTTTAGTGCTGCACTAAATACATTAGTAGCTACGGTAGCTCCTTCAGTTGCAGCTGTTTCAGCAACAATAGCTGTGGTATTTCCAATATTAGCTATTCTATTAGCAACAAGTGCAGCAGTATCTTGAATAAAAGCACCAGTCTTTCGAATTATAGTCATTATAAGCTTGGATTCAGATATTGCCTGAATTGCCTGAACTAAAACTAAACCTTGAGTAGCTTGAGCAGCTATTTCAGCGGCAGCTTTACTATCTGATCCAAATGCAGTAGCTGCCTGTTGAGCCAAGTTAAATGCTCCAGCAATTGCAGCTCCGGCTTTTGCAACCTCAGCCATTTGATCTTGGACATTTAAACCTTTGGTCTGTACTTGAAATTCTTCGGCTTGATCCCTAGCCTTTTTAAGGTTCTTAGATAGTTCAGCAAATTGCTCAGAACCATAAGTTGCCTGTTTTAATTGAGTCTCTAGATCCTTAATTGAAGACTCTAACTGATCGAAATTAGTTATTGCCTGGTTAACACCATTTATCTTGAGATTTACTATTACGTCTTTTGCCATTGTTGAGGGTCTTTTGTCTTATTTAGAAGTAGTATATAAGTCGGAACTGTTTAACATGGATCCCCTATACTTGTTGCTGTCATGGATCCTGTACTTTCGTACCAATTAGAGGCTGCCTCTAATTTATAAACTCCTGGGATTAAAGGATTAACTCCATATGCATCTTGTGAAAGCAAGGTAACTAGATCCCAATCAGCATTATCTCCATAAGCAAAAGTAGTAGTTGGGAAATCACAATAAGAGTCTCCATCTACACCAAATTCTACAGCAAATAGGGTCCAAGTAATTAATGGACAACCTGTTGCGGTTTCTACTGTTACTGCTCCGCCACCGTCTATAATCCATTCAACTACACTTAATCCACCAAGAGTTGCATTCTGAACAATTACCCATTTGGTTGTACTTATTGGAGTGTCAGTATAAGGAGTTGATGCATCGGGATCTGACCATATGTCAACCGGTGAAGCTGATGGAATCTCTTTAGCAATAAGGTCAGTGAGAAGTACAAAAAAGATTTCGCTTGATGTTCCGGCTCCAGCAAGTAGAGCAAGTTCGTCGCATGCCTCAGCTTCAGTAGCCCATGACGCATCACCGCCTGCATTTGCTCTGGTTGAAAACTGTAAGGTTTGTGGCTGAGTAGACTCGCCAGTAGAGGTGACTGAGATATAACTATTTGAAGTTGGTCTAGCCACTGCACTTACATCTATAAAATCGTTAGCAGGTATTGTGGTAGTCGTAAGCACATTATTTACATTTAAGTAGCTGACAACAATTGGAACAAAGGTAAAATTAGTTACTTGATATTCAAGTCCACCACCTCCACATTGACCGTTGCTTGATATTGTTAAGTTGTTAAGGGTCTCAGATGAGATTGAACCAATACATGCACAGAACTGAGTAGCTCCATTTGCACCAACACTTGCTGAGACTGCAACATTTAGACAATCTATATATGAGAAACCTTGAGTTGACCCGGTATTATTGGTTACTCCATAAGAGATACAAGAGCCACAAGCTGCAACCGTAGTTGTTGTTGTTGTAGTACATGCTGTCTGGGTAAGATGGTCTACACCTGGAGGTAATATTAAAGAACCTTCACAGGCACAAACTACTATACTTGTCAAGGCAAATATTATTCCATAAGCACCTAAGCTTGGACTACCACAATCTTGGAAACTATAAGACTTATTATAGTTATCAATATTCGAGAATCCATACTGAATACATGCACCAACACAAACACCTGGAGCAATCGTAGTTGTTGTAGTTGTAGTACATGCAGATGGTGGATCTATTTGAGTTACATTTGGAGGTTGTGTACCTACATAGAAGTAGGAACCTGCGCATGCACATATTGTATAAGGAGTTGTGGTTAAGTTATAGGTTTGCTGAGTAAATGAATTGATATCAGTCCAATAGATATCGGTAGTTCCAGCCTCTGTAGATAATTCTAATTGGATTGCTACACAACCTGGTGCAACCGTAGTTGTAGTAGTAGTTGTAGTACAAGGTCCTTCATTTGTAAATACCATATCTACATCGCCAGAGGCTGGACTATTACAGGCACAGACGCTTACGGTTTGACCACCATTTACGGAGGTCTCGCCAGCAATACCATCACATGAAGTCCAAGTGATAACCGCAGGACCCTCTCCAGTATTTTCGCAAGACCAGGTTTTACAGGCACAAGGAGCAGCGGTTGTAGTTGTAGTTGCAAGCACAGGAATTGCCAAGTCAGTTGCAATTGCAGTAATTAACTCGCATGAGGTACTTAGCGTCTCGCCATTAAATTGCCAGTCCTTAATCTTTTTAACGCGGTACCATTGATCTTTTACCCATACTACATTATTAAAACTAAAATTAAAAATATCGGTAGGATTAAGTTTAAAATTAGCCTGTAAGATTCTTGACCATGGACTGTAAATCTCTTCGACATAACTTGCCCAATACTTAGCATATAAGGTATTACCAACCTGTGGATAGTCAGCAACGAAACTACTCTGTAGGGAGAATTGAGACATGTTAGCCCAGTTAAGATCATTGGCTGTTGCGATTACCGCAGGATCAATAGCTGCCCATGCACTAAGATGGCTGACTAAAGGATAGACATTCTTTTCTTCAGCATCATCGTTATCATCTGCTATATACCAAGGTTCTTCCGAAGCTATTAATCCATTATAGTATACTAATCTTAATTTAGGTAGAATAGCGGGATACTGGGTAGTGTCTCCGCTGTTACTTACTCCATGAACTTGAGGTATAACCCAACTTGCTGAACCATCTACATAGGCTAGCGGTTGACTTGCTAGGATAGGTTTAATTATAGACTCGCCAGTTATTATATCAATACCACTATAGTATCGGTACCAACCAAAAGGAATACGTGTCTCAGTTTTAAAACCATCGTTTATTTGGTCAGCTGAGTCTTCTTCCCATTGAAATACAAGATCTCGTTGTTGAGTCTGAAAGGTCGGAGTTAAGTCTAATACCTTATTGACATCGAGTTTATCGGTCCAGTCTAGTCTTTCGATTCCGGAGTTATTTACCCATGTATCCCAAGGTTCTATAATAAACCGGTTCTTTACTTCCTTATCTGGAATAAGTACAAGTTTAAATGTTTGTATTATTGACTTTAGGAAGTCTATTTGTTTTACATTGGTAGGCAAGAGTCTTGATATACTTAGTTCGGTTGGACTTGCTGTACAACTAAAAAAGGCATAGACAAGAATTTGTTGGTAAGGTGGAGTCTGTAATGGATCAGTAAATCCACTTGCCCATTGTACACGTATTCCAACATTTTGATTTGCTGGAATAAATACACTGGGACTTGCATAGGTTCCAGTACTCTCTATTGGATAGATCTCATCTACCTGATATAGATTCTCGTCTAGAATAGTCTGTACCTCTTCAGGATTACCTGATGAAAATGTACATAGTTGAAAACGAATCCATGCATAGTCGCCAGGAGTTGAGACTTGCCCAATATTATAGGCTCGCCAATCTACTTCAAATGTATAGGAGCCAGCAACTGGAGTATTGTATCTTGAGGTTCCTAAACTAAAATTAAAACCATCATCTTCGTAAACTACTGGGATTGTATCATCTGAATAAGGTGCTGTAAAATTTACATTTTGCCAAGCTGTATTACTTAGGTAACCATTTAACGGACTGTCTTGTGGAGTCCATTGTACCTGACCAAAATTATTATCAGTAGCTAGTCTGGCTCTTGCAACCTGCTCAGTAATAATATACATATTATTGACGTCTACTAAGTCAAAGAATTGCGGACTTGTATAGGTATACCCAGCCTCTGCAAATATCTGATCCCATATGGCACGTAGTCTGATAACCGGCTTCCATTGATATTGAGCTAATGGATTTGTATTTAAGGTAAATCGGGTAGGACTTGCAGTTCGGATAGTTATTACATTCTCTAATGGAACATTATCGTCGTCATAGTTATATCCCCATTCAATAAGCGGATAGAGTATATCTCCATTTAAGAGACCTTGAGCTGGATCAGCTGGATCAGCAAACCAAGACTCTACTATATTATCGTAGTTTCGTGTATGATTAAGATGGGTAAAGTCCAGATCAGTTAGGAGCTTGGAACCTACTTGACTACTGAAATCAGAGGTCTCACCCATAAAGATAATAAGATAATTAACAGAAGAAGTCTTTTCGTCTACCTGTATTTTTTGAAGTCTGATATTACCACCGGTAAAGAACTGACCGTTTACCTGTATATAGGCATCGGCCTTGGTTGCAGCATTAAAATTAGTGCCAGTTACCATGAAAGCTGTAGAGAAGAACTGTTCGTTACGTACGGTCGAAGGTACCTGAAAGCTTCTCGAGAATACTGAGCTTACCATTGTAATATCCGCAAGCTCGTCGATACTTAGGGTAAGTCGGATTGGATCTGCATCGATACAGTCTAATTCTGTCCAGCCAGTTGAGCTTGGGCTCTGTGCATATATCTGATCGTTTTGGCCGAATTTGGCGAATAATTGTACTTTCATCTTGTTATGAATTTTGAACTAACGGAGTTAGCGAGCTTGTAAATTCTATTGTATATTGAAATAATTTATTACGTGCATAGGTCTGTACTGAGTAGTCAACTGAATTCATAACGACTGTATAGTATTGGTCGTTTATCCAGGCTCTGACATCGGTACTCTTTGCCAATTGACCCAACCATTCGGACTCTTCTCCAGTTAACCAGTCAGTCATTGCAGTATATCTGATAGTTACCTCAGCACTATTTACTGCTGAACCGCGCGCATAGGTAGGTCGGGTAAAGACTGCACCTGACCAGTCTCCCGGTAAGATATTATAAAGGTTACGTTTTGTACTTTGAGTCTCTTCGTTTCTTAGTGTAAAAGTGTAATAGTCAAATCCACCATACTTATTTAGGAACTCTACCTGTATTGGTTGGAATCCACTAGGATTACAGTCATCTACCAAGTCAAACCTAAACAACTCAGTTAAGCTTGCGCCTTCATCACAGGTGGTATAGTCTGACCATGATACTCCTTCTACTGTATAGTAAGCGGCTACTTGACCAGGTGCTCCGGTAAATGTCAAGATACCAAGATCAAGCAGATCCTTGGGACCTACAGCAATTCGCTGTACAAACTCTTCGGTAGTCCATGCACCTGGAGTACTACAGTCAACCCAAGGTCCTCCACCGTTATCCACATTATTTTGAACAAAGGCCGACTCCATTGGAGCACCGTCTTGATCTACTAAGGTTATTGTAAGACCATATATATTATCTGCATACAAGGTACGAGCATAGATACTAGGCAGGATTCGGTTAATATATTGTAATGTGTAGTGATCAGCCATTCTGACCTTGGGATAGGTAGCCGTTGCTGCACTTCTAGGAACGTCTGTCATAAAGTTAGAATTCAAAGGAGCAATCATTGGTGTCCAAACATTTAGGGTTGTATCCCATTCTTGATCTATATCTAGGTAGGCATTTAGAATCTGTACCGTATTAGTAGCATAAGCCGGACTACCTATCTCGTTGTCTACTCCGTTATATATGAAAGGAGCCGCAGTACCAACACTCCATTCTTCGCCGACTAGGAGTTGTAACGTACAATGGCTATCAGGACAATTTGTAATAGGTGGACCAGGTGGACTCATAGGAATAGGGATTTGAGTTGGATACTCGTTTACCGAAGATAACACGGCTTGAGCAACTGTACCTAAGTCAATAAGACAGTAGCCACTAGGATTAGGAAACTGTTTAAGTCTTGTGTAAAGGGTTCCATTTATATATACGTCGAGTACATATTTGAAATTACCTTGTAAGGTGTTATCGCTTGTGAATGACCATATAATCCGGCCATAAGCTGGTACGATTATTCCAGGTTCTTGATTTGTAGCTGTAATTGCCATTATTTAAGTTTTACTTTTTGGTTGTTAATTCCTGCTGCTCTCTTTGCCCTTTCTCCTTTGTCTTTAAGATAGGCAAGATGGTTGAATATGCTGCGGATAGGGAGTCTAGTTGCCTCGTCAATTCTAAGAGGGTCGTCACTTGCACAGGTCCTGAATATCTGAAGCCAGTTCCTAGCGACCGTAAGCTTGATAGAAGCGGGAGTAACTCCGGGCTCAGGGGACTCTTTTGCTTCTTCATCCTCTGTTCCAAAGAGTTTAGTGTACGATCCATAGATACTTGCGCGAACTCGAAAAAAAAATTAGCACAGGAATAGACTTGGTGGAAAGGACACTCCTTAAATAGATGGGCTCTGTCTGCACTTGCTTCGTTATCATAGGTTTCAATAAGTAGAGTAGCTCCTTTCTTTCCTAGTAAAGGACGATATAAGATAGCCAAGATCTTATGTAGTAACTGGTCCCTGTCAGGATCTGTTATCAGCAGGTCAAGGTCAGCAAACTCTCCACCGGTTAGCTTATTAATATTTACAATACCGAAATCTTGGCCACCAACCTTTATTACCGGATAGAAGTCTTCCTTACTTGGTGGATCTAGCAAATGAGCGCTTAAGGAGAATAGCTTTTCGAATAGGTGTCTGTCTAGTTTACGTAGTATCTTAGTGGGACAACCTGAGATCAAGGCGATCCATTCAAATCTGTCTTTGGAACGTTCAAGTCCTCCAATCTTTGCAAGTGCTTGCCATTGACCTAGTGTCATGTAGTCTGCAAGTTTATAGGTTACTCCTAGTATCTCAAATGTTGCTGGTGCTGGTTTAGTTTGTGTCATATCTTATCTCTATTTTGGCTGGTAGTAAGTCTTCTAGTCCGTCTGTTATCAACTCGGCTATCTTGTCATTAAGTGTACTCCATATTCGGTCCTCAGTATCTGGAATAAAAGGTCGAGCCTTGATACCAAATTTCTGTATCTTTTTAGCGATTGCAAATTGATGGCTCTTATCTGAAGTATAGATCCCAAATACTGAAGGTGGCGGCATCTTAGAACCGTATCGGTGTACTCGACCGTCTTGATCGGGTAACGAAGAGCCATAAGTGTTTCCACCTACTCCATAGTTTACGTATTTACCATAAGGAGCCATGACTATACTTAGCACATTGCCTTTGACCTCTATCTTTACACTATTTCTTAAGTCTGAATTTACAAGACCCCAGTTGGCCAGTCTACGTTGTATCTCTGGAAGTAGAATCTCATTACCAGCATCTACTAGCGGACTAAAACCTGGCTCTCCGAATCTTGATATATCGTCTAGTGCCATTAGCTTTGTACGCAGTTATTTAATGGATAATCTATTGTAATATTAATGGCAGCGGTAACTCCAACTACTCGGTCTCCAAAGTTCTCGATAAACGGAGTAACTGAGAATCCACGGTCAATACTTATCTGATGAAAGGTAGCTGCGTCAACCTGTTGAAAGTAACTTACGAAATCTCTAACTAGTTCAGTCATATCACTTTGCGCTTTCCATACGGTAAGACTTGAAAGATCGTCAACTCCTTGGCCAGTTGTATTTGAGAAACCATCTACTGGCACAAGATCCATACAGATAAGATTGATTCCTACATTTAAGACTCTTACTCCAAAGGTATGTACAGTTGGGTTAACAAAGACATAAGGATACTGTGGAGTCGTCATGTCTCGAGGTACTGAGATATCAGAAGTGGTACCATACCCAAATTTCTGTATATTATTATGTTGAGCGGCCCAAGCCTGTATCTGTTCGATTAAGGTTCGGTAGGTATAATTTGCTATATCTGGCATGGCTATTTGATAATTTATATTTTATATTATATAAGTAGATGGGGTTTCATTTATGACTAGCTACATCCACTCTGACTCGCCGAACTCCTCCTTTGTACCTTGACCACTAGCGGCTCTACGAAAAGGTTGTACCACAAGTCGAGTCGGTCCAGCCTTGTCTATACTTTGACTGTATCGGATAGCATCCATTGCATGGTTCCATTTATCAATAGGCTTGTCAGTGCCAACTCTCCAACTATATAGCCCGTATTCCTTTATAATATTGTCAGAAGCTGGATGAACCGAAACTGAATACCTCCTGATTTTATCAAGTCCTTCGACCACAGCACCCTTGTTTGCACGTCTACAGTTAAGGTAGCCAGCACGTTTAATAGTCTCTATTATTTCAGGTCGCGCACCGTCAGCCATGATCCAAGAACCTTTGGGAATCCCTAAAGATTGTAGATGGTGTACGATATCGTCAGCAGTAAGACCGGTTCGGTAGAGTAACTCCTTTATCCAGAGTCGTTTACCTTTTTTATGGGTTTCTACGAGTACAGTTGGATCGTTTGAGAAACCGAAATCTAAGCCATAGGTTACTTCAGCACTTGGTTCTGGATCCCAATTGAATTGCCAATCTGTAAAGATTTGTCCATCGCCTATATCTGACCATTCGCCAAGTATATGGTGGCTAAAGTATTGAGGATCAGTCCATTGGCTGTCTTCCCATTCTTTTACCTTTAAGGGATCTAGATTCTCTCGGTTATCTCTATATGTTGTATGAATCCAGTTATGAGTCGAGGCCCATTTAGGATTAGGTTGACCATCTGGTAAGTAGAATCTTTTATAGATCCAGTGAGCCTTTGAACCTGGGTTAAATGCAAGTATAATCTTACGTTCTGAACCTTTCTTTCTGAATGAGTCTACTAATTTAATATACTCCTCTTGTGAATCTACTTCAGTTGCCTCGTCTACCAGTAGATGGGTTGGGTTTGCGATACCTTTACCTTTGGCACTTTGTGTACCATCTGATAATTTAAATGAATGAGTGATAATCTCGTTGCCATTTATCTTGTTTAGGATGGTGTCGCCGCTTATTGTGACGAAAGGTCCTAAACCCCAGGTCCCAATAAGATCTTGGAGGTCTTGATAAATAGAATTTTTTATACTCTTTTGTGTATACCTTGCTACTATACCTCTGAAGTAGTCTTCTCCAAATAGTTTTAATAAGAAATAGGCAGCTATATTTGTAGACTTGCCACCGGCTCTGCCTCCACTTATTATATAGTAGGGCTTTTCTGACCAAAACAAGGAGCTGTATGCCGCTAAAAATTTGAATTCTTTTGGTATCAAGAGGTTTGGTCATCTTCTTTTTGAGGTATAATTATATTAATAGGATTATCTATTGTAATATCAGACTCTGACTTCTTAGGAATTACAAAAGGACTTAATTTAATTAAGAAATCTAGTGCACCTCTTGGATCGGTAAGTGCTACTCTATTAAGCCAATCCTGAATAGATGGTAAGTTACCTTCTATCAAGTTAGTATAGTGTAGTTTAATCTTATCAGTAGTATGGTTTGTACTGCCTTTAGCTCTTCCGGTTGGGAATCCACTTTGACCTTTTTGCCATGTCATAGTAATAGTGTTTATTTTATATATAAGTAGTCGGGTTCTATATTCTGTTTAGTGGTTGATTATCTCGAGCTTTAATAAT